GAGGCAGGCATCTCAAGCCGTCCAATTGCACAAGATATGTTCAAATTGCTTGATGAAGGGCATTTAGACAATGCCTTTTCAATCCAATATCGTGATTACCAACACGAGTCCAATACAGATTACAATGGCGAAATCATTGAGGTTTCACTCGTAACTCGTGGCTCAAATATGGATGCGAGTGTCTTGGCTGTCAAATCGATTAAAGGAGAACAGGTGGAAGAACCAACTCAAACTCCAGAAGCTGTCGAAGAAGTAAAGACTGAAGATAGCGAAGCCGTTGAAGAAACGGTAAAGGTAGAAGAAACTGCCGAAGCAGAAGCAACTGAGCCAAAAGAAGATGCTACGGAAGAAAAACCGGCTGAAGCCGAAACCGATAGCGAAACTGATGATGAAGAAGCCAAAGCCGAAGAAGTTTCAGAAGCCGAAAATACTAATACTAACGAAAAGGAAGAAAACGCAATGGACAATATTGCAAAAGGTCTTGTTGAAAAAGCAGACCAAAATGTAACTGCAAAATCTGCAGATACTGCCTACCTTAAAAGTAAAAGTGCAGCAGTAGATTATGCAAAACTTGCTATTAAAATGCAAGGTGCATCTTCTGAAGCTGTTGCTAAAGCATGGAAGAAAGAACTTGAAGCCAAAGGCATTACTGGTGGTGAAAACATTCTCCCAACTCGCCTTGAGAACATCTTCTTCAAAGGTTGGGATGATGATAGCTCAATCCTCTCTACTTTCCGTATTATTCGCTCTCGTGCAAGTGCGATGAACGCATTCCTCGGAACTGGTGAGGGTATTCGTGCTAAAGGTCATAAGAAAGGCGAAACCAAAGCCAACCAAGAGATGGAACTTATCCGTCGTGATTTGAAACAGAAAGTTGTTTACAAGAAACTCCCAATCGACCTACAAGACATTCTTGATGATGAAACTGGCGAACTCTTGGCTTTCCGTTCAGAAGAACTTTCAGACCGCGTCCTTACTGCTATTGCAGAGGGTGCTGTTCCTGGTGATGGTCGCACTTCTGGAACTCCAGACTACAGAATCTTCGATGGTTCTCGTGGTTTGTGGTCTATGGTTGCTGACCTCAATGTCGCTGCAACTCCACTTGGAGAAAACGCAACTGATGCTGAAAAATATGCACACGCTGTTGCTACTGTTGTTGAGTCTGATACTAATGACAACATCTATGACAAGATTATCAAAGCCCTCAAGTTCGTTAAAGACAAAGGCTATGGTAAGGCTGTCGTTGTTCCATTTGGAACTATCTCTGATTTGAGGCTTGAGAAACTCTCAAACGGCAACTATCTATTCCAGCCAGGCACTTCCCCAGAGGGTGCTATTGAGGCTCGTGTATTCGAGATGGATGCTCTTGCAGGTAGTGGCTATGATGTAGTCGCCTATGCAATCAATGCCTATGGTGCTTACATTAGCAATGAAATGGTTCGCTTCGACTTCGATACTTCTAAGAACGAAGATATCATGCTTGTTGAGCGTGCTGTTGCAGGCTCTCTCTATGGCAACAAGGCTTGTGCCGGTTACCCAAGTGCAACCACCAGTGCTTAGTATTAACTAGAAGAAAGGGAAAATGATGAACAATCCAATTATATCGAAAGATGATATGGCGAAGTTGTTAGGTCGTTCTCTTTCTGCTACCGAAGATACAAACTATGATATGTATTTAGGAATTGCGATTGAGCGTATTAAAGACTTATTGTGCTTAACGGAGCTTCCAGACACATTGCCTATTGATTTACAACTACTGATTGCTCGTTGTTTCGCCGTATTTAGTGTGGAACAAGGAACAACTTTAGAAAACATCGAGAACAAGAAAGTCGAAGATTTCTCTGTTTCCTATAACACCGAATCAAAAGAAACTCCGATGAGCCGATTTGTCCATCTAAATGTCATTGCAATTTCAAAGTATTCGCAGTGCCAAGCGAAATCAAAGAGCGGAGAACTATGTTATGGCGACAGTTTTCGATTTATTTAAGGAGATAGATTACCAATATTTTGTCATTGAGAGAGGAACTGTCTTTGGCAATGTCCAAGCAAGTGCCGAGCCAAGAACGCTTAAAGGTGTATTCAAAGAGCGAACTGGCTATACTAGGACAGGTAACAATATCGAAAGAATAGATGGAGATACTGCAACCTTACACGCACACCCTGAGGATTTTACCGATTTTGACGCTATAGTCGGCAATGGGGTGATAGTAAACAACATAGAATACGAAGTGAAAGGATTGACTGTTGGAACGAACTTTGACACAGGAGTAGTGGAACATCTTACATTAACACTTGAGCGAACTGATATCGCAGAGGGTGATGATGAAGATTAGCGATGTCCATTATTCTGAAAATCTTAAGATTGAGTTCAATGGCGATTGGACTTCGGACTTTGAAAACAGAATAGATATTGCACTTAACAATATGGCAGAAACAACCCTATCAAGAGCGAGAATGACTGTTCCACGCAAAACTGGTAGGCTCTCTGAAAGTGGTAGGGTTGTTTCAGAGAAGAAGCTAGAAAAAGGTGTAATATTTGGAAATGGCTCAGATGTTAGATACGCAGGTTATCAAGAGCGTGGAATGGCGTTAGATGGCTCACGAGTAGTGAGGCACTATACCACACCAGGAACTGGCTCTAGATATCTCTTAAACGCATTTGAAAGCGTTTTGAAGGAAGGGATTAAGAACTACCTATGATTACATTAAACTTATTACAATTACTCCAAGATAACGGCTTCGGAACAATTGATGTCGATTTATTTTGGAACAAATTGTCGCTTAACAAGAACGGAGTTTTCATTGTAGATATAGGGCAGTCCCAACCTCGTGGCAATCGTAGAGTGCAAAGGTATGAACTCTATTCTCGCTCTAAAAAGAGTGATGTAGATGGCTACCAGAAGCTCAAGGCAATTGCAGACTTTCTAAACAATAGTGCGTATAGCATCTGTGATTTACCTAAATGCAATCTAGTTAAAGACAACGAAGCAGTGCATAATGTAACAATAATGCCAGTTTCGACCCCGACAAACACTGGCGAAGATTCCCAAGAAAGAATCGTTTGGGCTATTTCGGGGAACATCATTTATTAAGAAAGGAAACAGATATGCCACAAATCAAATATCTTGGCGGAAAGGCTGAACTAGCGTTTGGAACGAGCGTTATTGAAGCACAATTTCTCGGTGATATTACGGTGAACTTGGCTGAAGGAACTCGCACGACTTCCTCACTTGGTGGTAACATTACTACCCCATCTGGAACTTACGAAACAGCAGAGATTACTGGTAGTTTCTTATTGCCATCAATGGATGCTCTTAAGAGGCTCTATGCTCATCTCTACAAGTCAGGAACTGGAACTGATGCAGGTCGTATTGAGTTTGGTAGCAATTCGTGTATTGAACAGACTGCAAAGGCTGTGAATATTCACTATACTTGCGAACAGAACTCGAAGAATGACTTCCACGCTAATGCAGCACTTATCAAGGCAGACTTCAATGCTACCTATAATGCTGATAGTGTGTTGACTGTGCCATTTACCATCGAGCTACAACCAGACAGCAACGGTTGTTATGGTTGGGCGGGCAATGGCGACCTTACCAAAGAAAATACTCTTTGGGATGCTGCTACCCAGACTTGGGTCACAGTTGTTCCATCAGCCTAGAAATAACGAAAAGGGAGCGTTTGGGGAACGCTTCTTTTTTGTTTCGTTTTATGGAGAAAATAAAACTAGAAAGGATTTGATATAGACATGACTATTAAAATTGAGATGAAACCAATCACTTGTGAGATTGAGATACCGGGCTATGGAAAGTTCCAAGTAAAGCCTATGGGAGCAGGAGCAGAAGCCGAGATTAGAGTTATTTCTAGGGAATTAGAAGAAAAAGACGAGATAGTAAAGCAGTATGATGAGCTAGTAGAAAAAGAAAAGAACGGCGAAAAACTAGATAAAAACTCTGAAGAATATCAAGCATGTTTGAAGGCTTATAGTGAGATAGGAAAAGTTGTAGATACTTTACGAGATAAAACCTACGAAAAGATGCGTGAAGTGTTTAGTGGTGAAAAGGTTGAACAGTTATTCAATGATTTTACCTATGAGCAGATTGCAAAGATTTACAGGGAAGCAACTAAAGATGTCTAGTTTCTATGAATCATTAAGTGAAGAAGATAAGCAGACCGTAGATGGTTGGGCTGAAAAGGCTCGCAGTTCACAATATAAGCGAGATATTCCATATGAGCTATATATCAAAGCACAACTAGGCTATTTCTATGGTTGGGATGCTATGATGGCATTTGCAAGGGGATATGAGATAGGAATTGACGATGATGGAAAGTATATCAAATTGCCATATACTTTTGAAGATGCAGTCGCAGATGTAAAAGCAGCAGAGAAAGTCCATTATAGATATGCAATGGAAAACGCAGACTTCAATGCTCTATCAGGTAGTTCAATTCAAGATAAGGAATATGGAAAAGCAGTTGCTAACTGGGCAAACGAAAAACGAAAGGAATTATAATAGATGGACAATGAAACCATCGGCACAGCGAGTGTAAAAATAACGGCAGATATCTCGCAATTGAAACAACAGATTGAGGAAGCAAAGACAGCGACAGAATCTCTCAAAAGTGCTGGTGATAACTTCAAAGTCACTTGGATGGGAGAGGGTGCTGGCTCAATCCAAGATTATAACAACTGGCTCGAAAAGGCGAACAAAGAGTGGGAAGAATATGAACAAAAACAAGAAAACATTGCACAAAGCGCAGAGGTAGTTAGAGAAAGAATAGAAGCTACTACTGGTGCAATACAAGAACAAAATGCAACCACAGAAAGAAGTGGGAACATTTTTGAGCAAATGGGTGAAAAGTTGCAACACGCATCAACGAAGATTGGCGATTCTTGGCGACACGCAGAGGTTAGTGTTGAAACTGCATCAAGGAAAACACAAACAGCCCTTATCGGATTAGCAACTGCAATCACTCTATATGGCAAAAGCTCAATCTCAGAATATGCAAAATATAATAAAGATGCTGCACAAGCTCAGGAAGATTTAGAAAGAGCATCTTCTCGTATGAAAGCTACAATTGGACAGTTATTGCAACCATTTGTAACGGTTATTTCAGGACTTATGGATTGGATTAGCCAAAACAAAGCTCTTGTTGCAGGATTAGGAACTACAATTGCTATCATTGGTGGAACGGCAGGCCTTATTGCATTAGTGAAGAAGTTGTCTGGTGCTTTTGCTGCTCTCAAGGCAACTGCTGGTGGTGTTGTTGGTATTTTAAGTCTTGTTGCTGGAGTTGCGGTTGGTGCTTTTGTGAGTGCAAATGACAATGGTGAACAATTTAATGAAACCCTTGAAGAACAAGAAGATAGACTAAAAGAAACTGAAAAGGCGAATAAGTCCTATGCAAGTTCAATAAAGGACATGAACGAAACTATCGCAGACGCAATGAAGGGGATTGAAGAAGCGAATAGGAGTTATGAACAATCGTTAAAGAAAATCCTTGTAAACCATGAGGACACAGTAGATAGACTCACACAACAGATTAAAGATGCAAACGATGAATATAAGAGGGCGATTGAAGAACGCAATGCAGAATTTGCACTCAACCAACAGAAAGAAGAAGAAGAACACGCTGACAAGGTCAAGGAATTAACCAATCAAATCAACTTCTTGCAGAGATATAACAACAAATACAACAAAGAAAAACTCGAGGCTTTGAAGTTTGCATTAGCAGAAGAAAATGCTCGCTACCAAAAGCAGACTAAACTCATGAAGGATGAGTTAGATTTGCAAAACCAAAACGAGAAAGAGCGATTAGATAAAAGGCTTGCAGAATATAATTCCGAATTGCAGAAAGAAGAAGATTTTTTAAGGAAACATCGTGATACTTTGAATGCAGTTCGTGGTGTTATTTTGGATGACGAGATTCAATCATTACAAAGGCAACATAAAGCCACTATTGATTCTTATAATAAAACTATTGAAGAAGCGAGAAAGAAAGGTGCAGAAGCAGGGTATGCACTTGCGAGTGCGTTGCAAAATGCCAATGGGCAAGTAAAAACAGCCGGTGAAATCGCAGGTAAAACTTATTCTACTGGATTCTTAGGAACGGTAGAAAGGGCATTGAGGGGTAGTGCCGTATTCAACACCATTAGTGGCTATCAAGGCGGTGCAGGTATGACTGCCGACAAGGAAACAGCAAACATTGTCGCCTACTACAAGGAGAAGTATGGTGGCAACTGGAAGGCAGAGTGGCAAAGGCAAGGTATGGGGCCAATTCCTGCCGGATATGCAAGGGGTGGTTATACTGGGCAAGGCGATAAGAATGAAGTTGCAGGTGTAGTCCACAGAGGTGAGTATGTTTTGCCACAAGAGCAAGTTGACCAATCTACTGGAAAACCAAAAGCTATGGGCAACACTTTCAATATCAATGTTTCTGGAGTGTTCGCCACATCTGCATTGGAACGCAGAAAGGTTGCAGAGGAGATTATGAGAGCATTCCAGCAAACTAATAACGCAAGGTTAGGAGCATAACATGATTAAGATGACTATACAAGACACAGAAGAAACGGCAGAGTTCAAAGTTCTAGAAAAGCCAATTATTCAAAAACCACTCATCGCCGAATCTGACGTAGTCACGATTGACAATAATCTATCTACCTATGTTACTGGAACACAAAAACGAGAATTAACAGTTGGGCTCGGCTATTTAGATAGTGTTGGTTATGAAACGCTACGAAGAATTAGAGATAGACAATATGCAGTTCTAAAATACCCAACAGTTACCATTACGGCAGATGAACCTGTCGATATGGGCTATGGCGAAGATGTGCCAGATTATAGGCAGAGATTATTGCAACTAAAGGGGAAGAATTTGTTTGACAAGGATAGCGTAACATACCTTGTTGGATATCCAACTGGAACAACAATAGTTTCAAATACATACCACAGAACTATATATATCCCTTGCGAACCGAACACGACTTACACCGTTCAAAAGATAAACCAAGGGGGCAACAAGCGTTTTGCCCTTGCAACAACCTCTGTTCTCCCTGATGTTGGTGTAGCTGTTTTACAGTTTACCCAAGACAACAATGCTGATTCACTAACAATAACGACCGATAACACTGCAAATTATCTCTTGATTTGGTGTTGGGTGACAAATGATACCGGAGTAACATGGGGTGAGATACTTAACTCACTTCAAGTAGAGAAAGGTCCTACTGCTACTACCTACGAGGCATACTTCAATATCGAGCTTTGCAAGATTGGTGCATACCAAGACTACATCTACAAAAGTGGGGATGACTGGTATGTGCATAAAGAGATTGGAAAGCAAAACCTAGACGGTTCGCAAGGCTCAATATCTAGAACTGGCACGAATAGGTTTAACCTAAATATAGGCTCTGGCTATAAACATCAAATAGGTGAAATTCTTGCATTATCGGATAAATATGTGACTGTTGAACAGTGCTACACCAATAGTGATTTTGATACCATAGTTTCGTCTATGAACTATGCACTTGGGCTACATCCAGGAAGCGAAACAAATGGTGTGCGTGTCAAAGATATTCGATACGATGTAGCAACCGACTACCAAACCTGGCTTAACGCTAATCCGATAGCTTTGTATTATGTTCTTGCTACTCCAACTGACACTGAAATCACGAATGATACGCTAAAAGCACAACTAAACGCTCTCCAAAACTCAGCATTTGATAGATGGACAGATATCAAAACGGAAGTTCAAGAACCGTCACTCCAGCCTTACCTAACCGTAACTCAAGGCGAAATTACTGGTAGTGGCAAAGAGGTGATGCTAGAGGGGACAACTGAAGATTTGCTAGACTTTGTGATTTTGGGCGATACAGCCCAAGACGGAACTCCAACACCTGATTCTCCAATCCCAGTCCAAACCGTAAACGGCGACATTGCCTTTGATTTTAGTGGCCCATCTGGAGTTAAAAGATATACAATGGTTGGCAAGATGACATTAGCAGACCAAAGGATTATCGACAATTGTGGGACTAATGAACAAGTCCAAGTTTCGTTTAGGGAGAGCAAACAATTATGATAAGCGCACCACAATCTTTTCACGATAAGGCACGAGGGCAGATTATTGAGCCAATAGCGAGGCTCTATATCAGCTTTTCAAAAGAGCCTAGAGAAGGCACATATTTTACCCTCAACCAATCACAACTGAACGGCGATGATTTACTTGGTGCATCAGAGGACAATCCACTTCAGCTTTGGGATTTGTATGCATATCAAGATTATTCGGATAGGCTAACCAATATAAGCGTAGAACGCTCAATAGAATTTCCATATAATACGCAATATGCAATGGGAGATTTTACGCTAGACAATTTCGACAAATACTTCTCGCCAAGAAGCAATTCGCCAATTTCACAATATAACATACCACAAAGACCAGTAAAAATCTTTGCAGGATTTATTGGCGAAACCCCAATCCCTCAATTCGTAGGCCTTACTGAAGATGTTCCAGATACTAGAACGAATGTTGCTACGGCAGAGTTTCATGCAACAGACTTTTTGTCTGCCATTTATGAACAAGTGCTTGTTGATACAATCATCGCAAGAGATGTTACGACTGATGTCTTGTTGGCCAAGATTGTAGAACAATTTGGCGTATTACCAAGTCAATATAGTTTTGAAAAAGGCGACAATGTTATCCCATTTGCATTCTTCGATGTAGGAAGTAAGGCAGGAGATGCTATCAAAGATTTGATTCAGGCAGAGGGTGGAAAATTCTGGTTGGATGAGCAAGGCATTTTAAGATTTATGAAACGCAACTCTTTGCCTACCAATCCAGTTATGAGCATTGATGATTATTCAATAGCCTCAATCGCAACATTACAGAGTGCCAATATCGTAAATAAAGTTGTCATTTCGTGCGACTTGCGTGAAGTCCAAGAATATCAAAGCGTCTATTCAAAAGCACCGAGTGCTACTAGCTCTACTGGCGATATGTGGGTGGTAGGTGCAAATGACTCTATTACTAGAGATTGTAAGTTGTCAGACCCATGCTACGAAATAGTCAATCCAACGCAAGGCAGGCAAAGCACAGTTTCTTGGTTTACGGCAGTTGACTCATTTGGAAATGTCGTCAATAGTGGAGTAACAGCAGTTGGTGTTTTAAGCACTACTGCCTATACGATTACATTTACAAACAACAACAACTTCCCAGTTAAAATCAACGAGATTCAGTTATGGGGAGAACCTGCAAAAGTTTACGACCATCTAGAATATGAAGCCGAAGATACAGAATCTGTGGAAAAGTATGGTGAACAAGTTTTGACAATCAACGATAACAAATTCTTCCAATCCTACCACTCTGCTAAAGCCTTTGCATTATTTATTCTTAGAGAGTATGCCAACTACATTGGCGGATTGAGGATGAGTGTTAAAGGCGACCCATCGCTACAACTTATGGATACAATCTCAATAGATGAAGGCGACTACGCAGGTCTTTACAAGATTGATACTATCAAATGGGAATTAGGGGTTGGGAGTTTTGAAACTAATATAGACGCACACAAGGTCGAGCCAGTCTATTACTTTACACTCAACGAATCGCAACTTAACGGAACTCATGTTCTAGCATAGGAGATAGTATGGCAATTATAGAAAATTCAAGACTAACTGGTGGTGGAACTACTAATACACTAACTGGTAACATCGTGTTTGATGAAGCACTTGGAGAATTTAGACAAACCAAACTCATCAATGGAGTTCCAGTTGTAGTTTTTAGGATGAACGCAGAGGGGATTCAATACTACAACGACAACGGTGTTTTGACCCATAAGATTGACACGCAAGACCATTATTATGATGAGAATGGAATTGAAAGACTGATTACTGGCATGGATGAAAACGGCATGATGCGAATGCTATTCAAAAATGCTCAAGGGATTGGGCAAATCTTTATCGGACAAAATCCAGCAAATGGCTCGCCAGTCTTTGCAGTTTCTAGTGGTCCAACAGTTGATGTTGTTGATTCTTTGGAACAGGATGGATAAAAAATGGCAACAGACTTCTCAAAATACAACATTCACTCTGACTACAATACTGATGAGATTATTCTCTGTGAAGAAACAAGCATGACACAGCCTTCTAGTGGCTATTGGTTTGTTTCGATTGCACACTCTCTAGGGTTTAAGCCACTTTGCTTTGCGATGGTGGAGTTCAATGGCAATGGGATTTGGTTGAGTGGAGACAATACAACAGCGACAAATGCTCTTGGAATGACAGTAGTTAGTTATAATACGAAAGTCGATGTCCACATTACACCACCACTAGGCATGACGGTAAACTCGGCAAAGGTTAGGGTTTTTGGATTATTGCCAAGCGACCAACAAAATACAAACATTGCTCCACCACAAGCACTAGGAAAATATAACATCAACTCAAATTACAAATACGACCAACTTATCGCAAACGGCATCTTCCAAATCTCAAACAACAACCAAGCCCAAACGGTTTACACACACAATTTAGGCTATATTCCGAGGGTGATGGTATGGCAAGAAGAAGTTGGCTCGGACAATATTAGGCCACTTGACCCATTTTATTCTAGGAGATACCAAATTACACTAACAGACTTTCGTGGTTTAAGAATAACAGAGAATGATTTGCAGATGACATATTTTTCTACAAGTTCTTTGCCAGACTTAAAACTTCATTACAGAATTTATGGCTCGCATTTGATAGGAGAAGCATAATGAGTGTTTTAGATAACTTTACATTTAACTCCGACTTCCCTGCATTAAGCAAATTGCCAAGTGTTCCATCACTTTATTTTACTACCCAAGACCACAAACTCGCTGGCAATACTACTGAAACGAAGACATATAACATCACAATTCCAGCAAATAGCATCATTCAGCCGATTATTACGCAATATCTCTACACAGGTTTTGGTGGAACTACTATTCAAGTAGAAAACAATATTACAACCACAACACATGTAGCAAGAACAAGTAATACTAATGTTCAAGTAACTTGGACTGCAACAAATGCAGCAAATGTAGAGCAAACTGTGTTTGGGAATAGTTATCGTGTAGATATTGAGTTGTTTACAGTCAAATAACATGCTATTAAACGCAATTTAAAGCATTTTCTAGCCATTTTAGACCAAAACTCATATATTTTATTGTCTTAAAATCTAAATGCTCATATAAGCGATTTACTTTTCTTATGCTTAACTACATAATGTTTACATTATTTTGAAAATGATATATAATAAAAATGCGAGAACAAAAAGAATAATTGGAGTAAATAAGTCCACTAGGTTCTCGCATTCAATTATTCGCCTAGTGGATTTATTTATTCAGAAAGTGAGGTAAAGGTGCAAGCCGAAGAATATCAAAATAAACCACAACTCTATGTTGTTATGGAACAAGAGATTTTGTGCAGAAAGGATTTAAGCATCACAGCTAAATTGGTCTATGCTAGGATGTCTGGATTCAAGGAGTTTTGGGAAAGTCCAGAAAAGACTGGGCTATTTTTAGGCAAATCAGCCAAAACTATTATTGGTGCTAGGCAAGAACTAGAAAAGAAAGGTCTTATCAAATGCATAAGGAATACTGGTAGAGGGAAAGCCTATTCGGTAGTCAGACTGACCGAAACTAAGCAGGCAGACTACTCAAAATCTGGTAGTCAGACTACCCAAAACTTAGCAGTATATATTAAAGAAGAAAATAAAACTGAGAATAAAGATATATTAGATATATATAAGGAAGAAGTTCCAAAGCATGTTAGTGTTGAAGCCGAAGGACTAGCTAATGAATTAAGACATGGCATATTAGCTAACTACCCAAACAATGCAACTGCGAAAAAAGATTCGTGTATTAGTAGATGGGCAGTCGATATTGATAAAATGATTAGATTAGATGGAAGAAAACCTGAGCAAATTAGAAAAGCGATTATATGGGCTATGAATGATGATTTTTGGCAATGCAATATCTGGTCTGGGAAAGCGTTGAGAAAACACTACGATAGATTGGAAGCTAATGCAAAAGCAAAATTTATGAAACATGGGAGCGTAACGATATGAGCGATTTAGTAAGATTTAACAATGAAGGCAATCAAATCATCGAAGAAAAAGAAGATGGTGCCGGTAAGGTCCAAACTATTAAGTTCGGTTGGATTAAGTTGTTAGGCGAAAAGACCGAACGGAGAGTGAGCTTTAAGACTTTATTACAGATAACAGAGATGAAAGACCATGGCTTTGCAGGCTCGATTAACATATCAGAACTCAATATGAGCGTCAATGCAAACCAGATTGTAATGATGCGAAGTGATATTGAAAAAAAGAAGATTGTGGAAAGTTTTACAAATCTAGCAACGGCTCAAGTATGTCTATTAAGAGTTGGAGATGAGTTGAAGGTAGCAGACCAACCATCTATTTACTATCGGATGCACCAACTACCACATTATGAAGCGACTGTGCATTATGTGATGAAGGATGATGGTAGGGAATATCTGCTAGACTTCGATAAGATTAAAGACCTCACAGATATAGATTACGATGAGGGCTATGAGGTTATTGTGGGGACTTGGAGATATGGACAAAAAGTCCATTGATTGATCCAATAGAAATTGGAGATAATCTCCTTGTTTAAAGTTAGGAAAAGGTCGCAACGAAAAATTGCGATTTTTTCTTTCAAAAAACTGTTTACATTTTATTATGCTTATGATATAATTAAAATATAAATAATAAAAGGAAAAACAAAAATGAAAAAAATACTCAAAACAATCGCAATCATCATCGCAATCATCGCCGGCTTTATTCTATTAGGCAAACTTGAGGGTGAAAGATTAGATGATGTTTATTACGAAGCTAACCATCAAAAAATCACCCAGACCAAGTAACCAAAGAAAGGCGGGTGATTTTTTGGTTCTATGCTATATAGTTTTTTATTTTGTGGAAAAAAGTATATAGTGTGATTTTTAATAAAATCGAGGTTCAATGGCAAATTCCTTCGCCATCTATCTATATAATAATACAAAATCGAAGAAAAGTAAAACCCCACTTGTTGTGGGGTTATTTTAGTGAAGATTGATTTTGTAAGACTTAAAAGCTGTTGCCTGCATGATAACAGGAATAAGTGCATCGTAGCTGCCATAGGCAGAAATTCTTGCATAGCCTTCAGTTTTTTGAACATGGATGCTCAACTCTCTACTACTCATCTTCTCGAAAAGTTCTACATCGCTATTGGTAACTCCAGTAAGCTCAATAGTTAGTCGCAATACAATCACCCCCTTTATTCTGATTATATTAAAATCTCAAAAAATCTTCAAAAAAACTATTTACAAATGCTCATGTATAATATATAATTAAAATATCAAAACTAATAAAACCAAAGAAAGGAAGTCTAATGGACGAAATACAACAACAACAATATCACGAATACTGCGTGCAGGATGCGTGGGAAACCTATTGTAGAAGGCATGGTGATGAGTAATCAATTACCAAAAGATTTATCTATGCGTCTTGAATATGAAATGCTTAGGCAAAAAAATATGGAAAGCGAAGCATTTATCCACGAACAATTAGACCAAATCATTAAGCGAATTGATGAAATAAACGAAACCTTACGAAGACTTAACAAATGAGTAAAATAAAACGCTACGGCGAAGAACTAATGGGGGAAGAAAATTGGAACGAATACCTAGAAAATAATGGAGAAAATTACTAATGACAAACGAACTAACAACTAGAGATGAGCAAGTAAGCTTAGCAAGTCCTAAAGATGTGTTGAACTTTGCTACTAAACTAAAAAGCATGATTGTGGAAAGCAAACTCTATACAAACATACAAGGTAAGAACTATGTCAATGTAGAGGGCTGGCAGATTGCCGGTGCATTTACTGGATTGTTCCCAGTAGTTGAAGTTGTAGAAAACTTGAGCAATGGCAACGACTACAAATATCGTGCAGAAGTGAGTTTAAGAGATAAAGATGGGAATAAGGTTGGCTATGGTGTTGCAACATGTTCAAACAAAGAGCCTGGAAAGAGTAGGTTTGAAGAATATGCAATAGCATCTATGGCACAAACAAGGGCAGTTGGAAAAGCCTTTAGATTGAGGATTGGTTGGTTATTAAAAGTTGCAGGTTATGAAACTACGCCAACGGAAGAAATGGATACGATTGTAGCTTCAGAACGCAACAAATCAACAATCTCAAAAAATCCAACAAAAGAAACTATTAACTATCAAATGGAACATGCAAAAGCAGTTCTAGAAGGGAGAGAATAACAGGAACTAAAAAAAGAAATATGTTCCAGATATTATATAATATAAATATGAAAGAAATTATATTATCTGGGAAAAACGCAAATGGAAGGTCGGTTATAGTAGACGATTCCGACTATGAAAAATACAATCGTCTAAGATGGCATTTATCAGACACAGGGTATGCAATTAGAAGAAATAATGGAGAAACTTTTAGATTGCACCGTTTGATAATGCAATGCCCAGAAGGGCTAGTTGTTGACCATCTAAATGGCAACAAATTAGATTGCAGAAAAAGCAATATGCGAATATGTTCCCAAGAGGAAAATGCAAAAAACCATCATGGAACAAAAGGATATTGTTTCGATAAGTCTAAGAGGAAATGGATAGTAAGGTATAAAAAACAATTTTTCGGGAGATATGCAACCGAAGAAGAAGCAAAAAGAGCCTATAAACTAGCATGTTCTGGGGTTGAATATCAGAAAACTCGCCGTAAGTATTATATGTTGCCAAAGCATATATCTAAACAATTCGGAAAATACATAGTAAGTGTTCGGATGGGCGGAAACCGCTATCGTAAAGTCAATTTCAAAACATTGGAAGAAGCAATTAGCTGGCGAGATAATTTATATAAAATTTTGGAGAAAGAGGATTAAGAAAACGAGTGGTTCAAAAAGTGGTGGTCTTAAAGCCGCACAAACAAATAAAAAACTACATGGAAATAACTTCTATGCACTAATTGGTGCTAAAGGTGGGAGAGCAGGACATACTGGGGGGTTTGCTGCTAACCCAGAATTAGCCAGACTTGCTGGCGCAAAAGGTGGAAAAATCTCAAAGCGTGGTCGTGGTGGAGTTCGTAAAGAAAAAGTCTATTGCAAAGTTTGGGGTGAATAATGGTAGAAAATAGTGAGGTAGAGAAGATATTGAGAAAAAGAGCTTATACGCTAACTATACTCAATAGAGAAACAAATCAGGTGCATACCAAAAGAAAAAATCATGAAAAGTTCATAAAAAAACAAAAGAGACTGAATAGGAGGTCAAAATGAGTAAAGATAGATTGAACAAAATCTTGACGACAATAGATTGGATTCTTACTGGGATGGTATTAGGAATACTTATCTCATGGCTAATCATATCAATTGCGACATACAATGCCCAAAAGGAAAACTACGACAAACCTTGCGATAGTGGAATCTATTCTACTGAAATTAACGGCGAACTAGAAACCGTATATCTTGAAGCATTAGATACCTGTAAGGAGAAATGATGGGCATCATAAGTAAAGTTTTGTCTAAGAGCAAAGTTACAGAGATTAAAGACCCAATGGAAGATAAATATGGTCTAATGAGAACAGTCAAAGTAGCAGATGTAAAAGATTACCTAGTCAAAGAATATGAACGGGCAAACGCAAAGGAAGAAGAAATATCGAGGCTGGAAGATAAGATTGTATTTTACGAGCAAATTGAGATGAAATATGAGGCAATGTTAGTAGTCCAGAGAAACACTCAAGAACGGATTGAACGCCAAGATAGGCAGATTGCAGACCTTAAAAGAAAAATCTCAGAATTGGAAGAAAAAAATAAAGCGCTTAGGGCAAAAATGGTCGACATCAAAATCAACGCAGAAAATAAGTTGAAGGAGAAATCAAAAGGTAAAACTCCAACTAAAGAGAAGAAAGGAAAGAAAAAATAATGGAACTCGTTATTGGGCTACAACTTGTAATAAATGTTCTATTCATAATCTGGCTAAGTTTGATGGACAGAGAAATTAGGAGAATTGAAGATACAATTTTCGAATTGACTTTATTCTCTTATGTTATTGGGAAAGATAAGCTAAGAGAGGTAAAAAATGAAACTTCTAAGAAGAAGTAGGAAAAAAGAGCAAGATGCTTTGGAGTGGAGATTAGATACAATATCAAATCTCACCAAAGGATTAGGCAAAAAAGAGTTCAACGCACTTATAGAAGCGACAAAAGCGATGTATGAAGCTAGGTCGAAGCTCACAGTAGTCAAAAGCGATGATGAAAAAGAAGTTGCAGATATTGAAAATATAGAAAAAACTTTAAATTCATAGAAATGGAAAAAATAAAGGAGTGTATATGAATAAAATATTTGGTGTAGAAATTTGGAAATTGATTTACGATGTATTATTGGGGATTGGATTAGGATTATTGATTGGAGAAATTTACGAAAATAACTGGTTTATGGTTTTTATTACATCATTGGTTATTGGACATATTATGCTAACAAGACAGGTTGTAGAATTAGACAGATATGTTATGTTATTAAGTGGAACGGTAAAAAGATTGCAAATGAAAATTACCGAACTAGTAATAAACAACTCGAAATAAAGGTCTTTTAGGTAGGTGTGGGGAAAATCCATCGTAAGATGGATTTTTTCTTGACACTTTATTGAACTTATGCCATGATGAAAATATCATGGCACGATACACTGAAGAAGAAATAGAACAAATTGGAGTTGTCAATTATTGTTTAGACAATGGCTATAAAATCCACCACTCTGCAAATGAGGTGGGTGGCTCAACTGCACAATTAAAGATGCGAGCCATTAAGGCAAAACGCATGGGAACGAGCAAGGGCTTTCCAGACTTGCTCATTTTTTTGCCGATTAAAGGCATCATGAAAAATGTAGAAGCCTACCAGCCACTCGCAATCGAGATGAAAAGAAAGGGCAAATCAGTTACATCACCAGAACAAAAAGCATGGGGGAAGGTTTTAGAGATGGCAGGAATACCTTTTAAGGTTTGCAAAGGTAAGGAAGAAGCAATTGCATTTATTGAAGAAACAGCAAAGGGCATCTATGAGGATTGCATTTAGAGTAAAACAAAGATTCATTGATAAGGAAAATGGAAACCAGCACTTTGAAAATGAAGGCTTAATAACGGAAGATGAGAATAGAGCAACTTATATTATGGAAAATAATATCGGTGAGCTTATCTCGATTAAAGACGACTACAAATCTGATGGCAAAAAGGTCATTGTCTATTGCTCTAGGATTTTTGAAATAGGTGGGATTGAAACAGCGTGTTGGAATATTGCAAAACAATTTAGTAATAGAAACATTGTCTTTTTATTTGGTAAAGCAGATATCAAACAAGCAATACGCATCGCAAAGTATAGACCAGTCATTATAGATAGAGGACAAAAACTAGATTGCTCTGTGCTGCTAGTGATGGGTTATGATGGAATTAAAAGGCTCAAAGCCAAAATTGAAGCCGACAAAATCTATTTTCAAATACACGCAGATTGGTCGGTCTTAAAGAACAAAGGTTTGTATAAGAACTACACGCTCGATGCTACAAATATAGACAAACTATTAGCCGTTTCTAAAACAGCTCAAAAAGGATTAAAAGAAGCGTTTGGATTGGATTCGGTGGTAGTGCCGAATATATTGGCAGAGCAAGAATACCCACAAAATCGCATATTTTGCGTTTTAACACGCTTTGAGCAGGAAAAAGGCATAGATATATTGATTGAGATGATTAAGCGTTTTGAAAGCGCTTCAAATGGCTTGTATAAGCAAAGGATGCTGTGGGTAGTATGTGGAACTGGCTCATTGATTGGAAAGTTTAGACAATTTATGTTGAACAGACCTTATGTAGTTTTGCTCAATCCATCATTGGATAATCAAGGTTGGATAGAAAAGGCAGACTATTTAGTCCAAACATCTTATTGTGAATCATATTGTTATTCAATCCACCAAGCATTGGCCTTAGGAACTCCAGTTATATCAACAGCAATCCCTGAAGCTGTCAAGGTTATTGAAGATGGGAAGAACGGCTATCTAGTGAACTTTGATTTACAAGGGCTAGATGTAGAGAAAATAATGGAAAAGAAACCAAGTTTCAAGGCACAATCGGAAAAGGTCGAGCCGATATGGGAAAAAGTTTTGAAAGGAGAATTATGAAAGGGGTCATCAAAGCAATATCTCGCAAGCAGTTTGAAAGAAAGGTTAGAGAAATCAATGGATTGACTATTGTCTTTTGGGAGAAAGACACAATCTACATTAAAGACAAGAAATACCCAACACCTATTATTGCAAATCGTTGGTATGCACCAAAAGGATTTTATGGTAAGTGTTGGAACCCATTTCAGACTGAATTAAAAAATAGGGAAGATTTGAATGATATTTTCGATATTATTAGCGTGGCTAATACTTATGACATTGGCATTATCACTGCGAATAAGATGCCAGATTATAGCAACATTGTAAGAATATGAAAGGAGAAAAATGGAAGCAATAATCTATACAAAGATATGTTTACATTGTGTTTATGGCGAAATGTTCCAAAATACAATGAATAGAATGCACAAGAAAGGTATGTATGAGAATATATTAAGAACTCAATACTTGCCAAAACTACACGAAGAAGCAACAAAACTATATGGCAATGAAAACTATGTAGCATTTGTTTATTTTCCAGATACTAAAAAAGTCGTGGACTTCTACGAGTATATGATACAGCTTGAAAATGAAGAAAATCCTTCCGAAGAAAAAACTATTAAAACTAATGTAGTAAAAAAGAAACCAACGAGCAAAACCAAATGCAAAAATGCTTCTTCAAAATAATCGTTCCGAATTATAACAACCTCAAATGGCTAGATAGATGCCTACTTAGCATCATGCAACAGTCATTTGTAGATTGGCAATGTGTGGTTGTAGATGATGATAGCGATGAGTTTGGAGTTACACCAATACTAGAAATAGCCCAAGCAAAAGACCGTAGGTTTACAATTATCAAAAGCGACAAAAAATTATGGAACGGTGGTGCTAGAAATGTAGGGATTAGGTTTGGAATACCTAGCGAATATACAGTTTTCGTAGATAGTGATGATTGTTTGAAAGATAAAGATGCTTTGAAAGATTTATATAATTTTATTGTTAAGAACAATAGTCCAGATTGCATTAGAATACAATACGAAATGGAATATGATGGCAATAAGTTGTCGCAGATAAGGCTAGAAGATAACAACCCCAAAGACCTAGTTCACTCAATCTTTGTGGCTTGTTGGACTAAAGTGATTAAGAGCGAGTTAGTCCAATTATTCCCAGAAAACACTCTTATGGAAGATGTTGTGCAACACATTAAACAATGCGATAAGATTGAAAGCGTAGCCTTGTTTCCTAGAATCTTTTATCACCACAACAGAAACAATGAAAACTCGTGTTCAATAGAACAAAACCAAAACTTACAGAATGGCAAATGGCAAAGTTCGATGTTTAGGTATATGGCAGATTTGCTAGACCTAGAAGTCGAACATGATTATTGTGAAGAAGAAAGAATAAAAAGAAAAATTGCTTGCTATGAAAATATAATGAAAGGAAAATATTGGCAATGAAAATAGATGAACTAAAATTCGATGACAAAAACTTCAACAAACATACTGAATTTGGCATGAGTTTACTAGAAAAATCATTGAGAGAAAACGGCGCTGGCCGTTCAATTCTAATTGACAAAGACAACAACATTATCGCAGGCAATGGGATTATCGAGGCAGCAGGACAAATTGGATTAGATAAAGTGAAAGTTATCGAAACGACTGGAGATGAAATTGTAGCCGTAAAGAGAACAGACGTTTCGCTTAACAGTAAAAAAGGCAGAAAGATGGCACTTGCTGACAATGCGACAGCTAAAGCAGACCTTGCGTGGGATGAAGAAGCTCTTGAAGCAGAATTTGATGATGAAGAGTTGAAAGGTTGGGGTGTTTTTCCAAGTTCAGACATTTCAGATGAGGAATTAGCAGACTTCTTTAACGAAGACAATACTCAAAAAGAAACTGAAAAGAAAACCGTAAAATGTCCAGAGTGTGGAGCGGAGTTTGAGATATGAAAGTTTGTTTAGCGGGAACTTATGCTCATAAAGAAGTAGTAGGTAAAAACCTACCGAAGTTTATGTTGGAAAGCTTTTTTTATTTCCAAGATTGGCAAATTGAAGCAATAAAAAAATGCGAGCTTTTCTTGCTTGATTCAGGAGCATTCACTTTTATGAATAACTTTAAGGGCAAGGTTGACTGGGATGAATACATCAAGAAATATGCCAGTTTTATTAATAAGTATGATATTAAATATTTCTTTGAACTAGATATTGATGTCTTAGTAGGACTTGATAAAGTTAAAGAATATCGAAAAGAACTAGAAAATTTAACCGGTAAAAAATGTATTCCTGTTTGGCATAAGAGTAGAGGCTTAGATGAATGGATTGAAATATGTAAGAATTATGATTACGTTGCGATTGGAGGAATAGTCATCAAAGAGATTAAGAGAAAAGACTACCCTTATTTTATCCCTCTACTCAATATTGCGAAGAAATATGGAACCAAAGTCCATGGTTTAGGACTAACTTGCACCGGAGAACTAAAAAAATACCCTTTCTATTCAGTTGATTCTACATCTTGGACTTCTGCAAATCGCTTTGCGCAAATGTATTACTTCAATGGCGAGGCTATGATAGGGCTAAAAAAACCACAGAATAGTAGGCTCAAATTAGATAAGAGGATTGATGCTCTAGACTTATCATATAGAGAGTGGCTGAAATTCCAAGAGTATGCGGAAAAGTATTTATGAGAAAGGAGGATTATGTAGTAAATCTAGTTGTATGTGAAAACCAACTCTAAAAAACTAATAGAAAGGAAAAAATGAAAGCAGTAGTCTTATCTAGTGGGGGAGTAGATAGCACAACATGTCTTGGCATAGCAGTAGATAGATACGGAGCAGAAAATGTAGTTTCGCTATCAATGTTCTATGGACAAAGACATGATAAAGAACTTGAGTGTGCAAAAAAGATAGCAGAATACTATAATATTGCTCACTATGAAATGAACCTTGAAAAAGTCTTTGCATTTAGTAATTGTTCATTGTTGAAACATAGTTCTGAAAATGTTCCAGAAAAAAGTTATAAGCAACAGATTGACGAAAACGGAGAAGGTAGAGTTTCTACCTATGTTCCGTTTAGAAACGGCTTATTGCTTGCAACAGCAACAAGTATTGCAGATGGATTATTCCAAGGACAAGAGTGTGTGATTATGTATGGAGCGCATGCTGATGACGCAGCAGGAGAAGCGTATGCAGACTGTTCGATTGATTTTGCTAACGCAATAGGCAAAGCAATTTCGATTGGAACATACAATAAAATTAAACTCGAAGCACCACTTGTTGAAATGAACAAAACCGAAGTAGTTAAAAAGGGATTAGAGTTAAAAGTGCCTTATGAACTAACCTGGTCTTGTTATGAAGGTAAAGAAAAACAATGCGGAAAATGTGGAACATGCATTGACCGCAAAAAAGCATTTGAAAATAATAACGTAATTGACCCTGTTGGGTATATGGAGTAAACAATGAAAAAAGGATTAAAAGATGTAAAAATGGGCTGGGTTGCAACAACTGCAATTGTAGCCTATGCGATTATCGCAATAGCAACTGATATGTTTGCGAATAAAATGCTAGATGTTGGTGGATTAACCCTTGCAGGTGGAATCCTAATGATTCCATTTAGCTTCACAATTCGTGATTTGATTCATAAACTTATCGGTTTTGAAAATGTTAAAAAAGTTGTTTGGACAACAGCAGTCTTAAACCTTGCAGTTGCATTACTGCTTATCCTGCTTGATGTATTACCAAGTGCAATTCCTGGTCAAAATGAAGCATGGCACGCTTTGATGGGGTCATCATGGAGGGTTATTATTGCATCGTTCATCGCACAACTCGTTTCAGACTTGGGCAACACCTATGTATATCAATGGGTATGGAATAAGCTCGGAGATAGGTTTGTTTGGCTTAGAACGGTTATCTCAAACATTCCAGCGACTTTTCTTGATTCAGCACTCTTTAGTCTAATTGCATTTCTAGGAGTTTTGCCTAATGAGGTTATTTGGGCATCTATCATGAGTTCATTTGCAGTGAAGTATGTCTTATCTCTTATCGCAACACCTTTGACCTATTTAAGTGAGGGTAAGAAAGAAGAAAAGGAAGCATAATATGGATGCATTTATTGAAATATGTGGAGTTATTGCTACGATTTTAGTATTCGTATCATTTCTCCCAACAAACATTAAAGTTATCAGATGGTTGAATATGCTTGGCTCTATTTTCTTCATCATCTATGGCTTTAGTGTAGGAGCAATTTGGAATGGACTTACTAATTTAGGACTATTCTTTGTTCAAGCATTTCATCTTATAAGAATTTACTATAAAGAAAGGCATGGAATTTATGGGTAAATATAATTCACTATCTGAAGAAGAACAAAAATCATATCTAAAGAACACTTATGGCGTGAACAAAATAACGCTATACGAAACAGTCCAGCATTGGTGTCCGTTAGGCGACCAGATTGGGACAACTCAATATATCATGGAGATTGAACTAGGAGAGCAATTAGCTGAGCTTTGTGAGCTACACTCAAAGTTTATCGAGCTAATAAAAACGACTTATTCTCTTGAAAGTGGATTAGGTATCATCATGAAAATCCTAAAAGAAGCCTATCCAGATGCAAGGGCGATAAGGATTACTGCAAAGTGTCCAACAAATAAGCACATGGCCTGTGATGCTATGATGGAGTATAAAAATGTCGCAACAGGACCTGATTCCATTTAACGAACGAACAGAAGCCGAACAGAAAGCGATTGCAAGGCAGGGAGGGATTGCAAGTGGAGAAGCACGAAGAAAAAAGAAAGCATGGAAAGACATACTTGAAAAGATTGGTGCTTTGCCAATTAAATCCCCAAAAAACAGAAAAATAATGCTAGATGCGGGGCTTTCTGAAGAAGATATGACTTCTGACGTGCAGAAGTTATATAGATTAAATCTAAAAGCAGACGCAGGGGACTTAAAGGCAATTGAAACAATTGCTCGTATTCGTGGTGAATTTGCACCAATTAAAACGCAAAATGAAAACTATGAGATGGAAGCTCCTGCTCCAAGATTAGCAAAGGACAAAAGCGAGAAACAATAATGGCACAATTCGTAGATACGGAAGCATACTTTAAGATAAAGGCAATGGATAGCCGTATCAATGTTGTGCAAGGCGGAACGTCGGCTGGAAAGACATATGATATATGTGCTATTCTAGCCGATATGTCCTTTGATGTTAAAAATGAGATTATATCTATTACGACAGATACATTCCCGAATCTTTCTCGTGGCGCAATGCGTGATATGAAAAACTTTCTTATAGGTCAAAGATGGGAAGACTTTTTTATTGAAAACCGTTCAACGCATATATTCAAAAACAAAATAACTAATAGTATGATTGAGTTCTTCTCATGTGATGAGATGGGAGCTTTAGGTGCTAGGCGTGATTATTTATTCGTGAATGAGGCTAACCGTATATCGTATGAAACCTTTAGCCAATTGGAAGTTCGCACACGCAAACGCATTTGGTTAGACTTCAACCCAGTCAATAGATTTTGGGCACACACAGAGTTGATAGAAAACCCATATCGTAAAGATGAAGTG